TGGGCTTGTAGATGAACTCATTGTTCTTAGCCCACCGCTTCCATTCTTTCTTTTTTGGCTTTTCTTCTTTTTTTATCGACATCATGTATCTTCCCTTCTACTATTAGTTTGCTGATTGCTTGTCGTATTGCAGGGTCAAGCGGAGGTGCGTTTCTCAACGTCTCCCCGTATGTGGCTAGATTCTCGTATTCACGCCATGCGTCACACACGATGCATCCTTCCTCGTACTCGGAACACTTCGGCCCCCAGTGTTCTTGTAATGCTTGTTCAATTAGATTCATGCTCTGCCCCTTGTTGGTTGTATAACAGGTGCTCAATCAACTGCGATGCAGTCAATTCAAACCCCAACTTTGCTGTGTAATGAATTTGCAACTCTTTAAGTTTTTCTGCGGCGGCTAGAGTCAACCTAACAGTTACTCGTGGCTGTTGACGTGCTTGCCCGTTAGGCGCACGGGTTCTACCTATTTTTGGTTTATTCATCGTCATGCTCTGCCCCTTGTAGTTTGATTGCTGTTAACACATAGTTGAGTCGGTTGAAGCGCTCTTGCACTTGCCCGATCTTGTAGTTACGAAACTCTACGTCAGCGGTTGAGTAACGTGTATCCACATAGTGGCGCACATCTCCGCGTCTCTCGATGTGCTCATGTATGGCGATTGCTACCGCCTCTGCCTGCTCGATAGTTAGTTTTAAGTTAATCATTTCTTCTCTCCTTCTTTGTCTCTTATTGCTATTGCCATTGCCGTAAGTTTCTTATGCAATGCCTCGAACTTGTCGTAGTACTCGGGGTCTTCGTCGTTGTGTTGGGCGTGAGCCCAAGCAATCTCGGACAAATCCCATAGTTCGTCTTGTGTCAGTTTCATTTACTTCTCCCTAAGTTGTTTGCCAGTGAATGACTGGCGGCATTGTGGAGAATTCTCCACATTCAGTTGTCCCCATCGGGGCGGTATCTGATGAGCAGGGGTGTCCTGCTTTGTTTGTGTATCGGGGGCAGTGCCGCCCACATCTCGCGTACTCGGGTGAATACTGCGGGTGATATGTAGTACGCCCACCTTGCGCTAGCAGGTCGGCTCGGCGTGAGCATGTGGCTCATCTCAGCGTGGGTCTTCTCATGCTTGAGCATTCCGTGGTACTCGAAGTAGAACTCTGCCTTGTCGACATAGCCCTTGTCTCTGGCGTATAGCCATGCGCTACGTGCGCTGATGATTTCCTTGGCGATGGGTTCAAGGGCTTCTCTGAGCCGTTCCTTCCATGCCTTGAGCCATCGCTTGCGGGAGGCTATGCCTTGCTTGTTGTGTGCGTCTCGCTGTCTGACTATCAGCAGGTTCTGTGCAAGGTATGCGTTGAGGTCGCCTGTCTGCACCTTGTTGTGAAGGTCTTTCTTGGTCAGCTTGCTTGTTGGTTTGCGCTTGGGGCGACACGCTTTGCATAGCTTGGAGGTTATCTCCATGCGCACATTGCCTGCTCGACCCCATGCTTTTGACTGTGCATACGTTGCGAGGTACGTGAACTCTTTGAGGGGGCGCGACTCCCCACACTTAGCGCATGTTTTGATTTGCATACTAAAGCCTTATAGATTGGGGCTAACTGGCCCACTTGGTTTTGTAACTGGCCCACCATTCCGCGAGCTTACCCACTAGGGGTGTGTCAGCGGAAATCCGCATGAATACTGGTGTTGCATTGTATCTGACCACAATACCTACCATTTTTCAAGAACACTAAGACTAAGAAAAAAACTTGAACAACAAGACACACCCAGCAACACACAGATATATATATCTAAATGAAAATTGTATTTATATATATAGGTATTGTGGACGTGGACATCGCAATCGCTAGCATCCATGCGGGTTACGCGATACCCTCGTGTGTGTCCAGTTGTGTCAAGTGGTGGGTATGTGCGAAAATACAACACTTTTACCCTACTTCTCCACAACACGTTGTGGAGAGATGATTGTGGAGAATTCTCCACACTTAGAACAGTCGTGATTGCTTACCTGCTTGTCGTGCGCTACGCAGTTGTTTGGACTCACGCTTGATGGTGTCCCACTCTTGTCGTGCCTCGTAGTTGTATTGCTCTTTGAGCTTGGCTTTGTGTGCGATGACTGCTCGTGGGTCTTTCTCCCACTGGTCACGCATGGCTACGAACTCTGCTCGTAGTTCGCGCATCTGTGAGAGGGCGTAGTGTTTGTTCTTGCTGTTCTTGCTCATGATGATTATTCCTTTGAGTTGATGATGAATAAGACACCTGCGATGGTGTAGCCTGCAAGCACGAGTAATGCTTGGCGTAAGTAGTAACCGCTTGTGTCGAAGCCGTAGCCAAGAGCTACGCAAGCACAGATGGTTAAGCAGAATATGAATAGCTTATCGTTCATGATGATTCCTTAGTTGGACATTAAATGAAACAGCGGGCAAACCTCGCCCGCTGTACTCTCCGAAAAAACTGTGGAGAATTCTCCACACTTAGATTGCTTTGAGGAACCTACGCTTCTCGCTTGCGCTGAGTGCGTTGAATTTCTTGAGCAATTCGGCTACTGGGTCTGACTTGTCGTCAGTAGCTTTGCGTGGCTTGAGTGGGAAGTAATACTTCATTGCCGCCCTTGCCAACTCTTTGTTGTCGCCATCCCATGCGACAGTCTTTTCATTACGATAGACAGACTCACGAGTCTCGCACTCGTAGTGCTTACCAATGAGTGTGCCAACAGCCAAGCGATACTCGAACTGTTTCTCTGGCGTAGCTTTATCGTAGATAGGCTTGAAGGCTTTGAGTGCGACACCAACCTTGGCGTTTGCTTCCAATGCCTTACCAACGGCAACGATGTAACGATCGAACTGAATGTTCATGATTGAATCTCCAAAAGAAAAAACCTCGCAGACGGGCGAGGCAAACCGAATCGGCTAGGCAATCCCCAACCGATGCATCTAGTATACCACAAGTCGTTGCCGTATCCCCTTGACAGAGTGGAGAGTTCTCCACACTCGAACCCCACCCTACCCCCACCAAGCCCTATTGAGCCGTGCCGTGGCGTCATGGTGTGAACACTGTTTCGTAACCACGATTCAATTTTTAAAAAATCCGAAGTACCCCCCACTGTACAAAAACACAGTACCCCCAAAAATTTTATAAAAATTGGAAAAACCTCGAGGCAAAAAAAAGCCCCACCAGCGTCAACTAGTGGGGCAAAGATGGCAACAATCCATCGAGGAGAAGCAAATGCTTGCGCACTCGCCGAAAAGAAGTGTACACTCTCGCCAACGAGGAAGCAACTGAAAAGGATTCCTACGCATGTTAGATCACTTGGTGCATTTTGAACCTGAGGTCACCGCTCGGGGTAGTTTTGAAAAACTGGACGACGCAACGCCCAGTGATACTCTGTCGGCGCAAGTTGCTACAGAGCAGTGGTTAGCAGAGATGGGCGTGGATGACGACGAAGTAGTTGCTAACCAACATCAGACACAAGCCGCGCGAAAAGCATTCAACGCCGTGGCTACCAACGCCAACACCGCGGAACAAAAAGCTAACCTTGCAGAACTAAAATCCCCAGCGGCTGTACGACATCTGACAGGCATGTTGGCTGCATACGACTGGCAGTTTATAGATATGGCGCAGGAGATCAGGGGCTACACAGTGGCTAAGCTGGTTGAAGAGACAAAGTCCCCCAATGCCAACATCCGTCTGAAAGCCTTGATCGCGCTGGGCAAGGTCACGGAAGTGGGGCTCTTTACTGAGCAGATTGAGGTCAAGAAGATTGAGATGTCGGATGCTGAAGTTGAGCAGCGCATCAAAGATAAGTTGGCCAAGTTCATGGGAGTGATAGACGTGGTGGACGTTTCCGAGCGCCCAGACGATAGTCCACAAGAGAAGAATGATGGGCCAGATGGACTTTGAGCAGTTCACATCTATCAGCAAGGTGGAGCTTGAGGCCATCCAGAAGGCGCTGCCGTTCATGAGTCTGAAAGACAAAATAGAACTCCTCGACGATATAGAAGTCCGTGAACGTCGCGCCAGCCTTACGGTGGCTAAAACAAACATGCTTGGGTTTGCCACTGCCGTGTATCCCGGGTTTAAGATTGGCCCACACCACAGGAAGCTGGCTAAGATTTTTACGGACGTGGTTGAGGGTCAGAAGAAGCGCGTGCTTATCAACATCGCGCCGCGTATGGGTAAGTCTGAGTTCTCGTCTTAATTGTTCCCCGCGTATTTCCTTGGCAAGTATCCCAACAAGAAGATCATCATGGGCACGCACACTGCGGGTCTGTCGGAGGACTTTGGCAGGCGTGTTCGTAACTTGATTGACTCTGAGGAGTACCGTGATGTTTTCCCACAAACCTTGGTGGCAGACGATCAGAAAGCTGCCGGTAAATGGTCTACAAGCGCTGGCGGTCAGTATTATGCTGCTGGTGTCGGGGGCGCTCTTGCTGGTCGTGGTGCTGATTTGTTCGTTATTGACGATCCTCACTCGGAGCAAGACGTTAAAATCAATTCTAGACTGGCTTTTGATACCGCATGGTCGTGGTTTCAGACCGGGCCGCTACAACGGTTGATGCCGGGTGGTGCGATCATCATTGTGATGACGCGTTGGTCGCTGTTAGACCTGACTGGGCGCTTAATTGACTATCAATCAAAGAATCCTGAGTCGATTCCGTGGGAAATTGTGGAGCTTCCGGCCATTTTGAACGAAGACGAGGACAGCGAGAAGTCACTTTGGCCCGAGCAGTGGCCTCTTGAGAGCTTAAAAGCTACAAAAGCGTCAATTGATCCACGGTATTGGAACGCGCAGTACATGCAGCAGCCCACATCGGAGAACTCTGCCATTGTTTCACGCAGAATGTGGCGTATTTGGGAGCCAGATGACCCGCCAAAATGCGAATACATCATCCAGTCTTGGGATACAGCGTTTGAAACCAAGACCACATCCGACTACTCTGCGTGTACAACGTGGGGCATCTTTTACAACGAGGAAGAGAATGACTCGCCCCAACTTATCCTACTGGATGCGTTTAAAGATCGCATGGCTTTCCCTGAACTTAAGGTGGTGGCGCTTAAGCAATACAAAGAGTGGGAACCTGATGCGTTCATTGTGGAGAAAAAGGCGTCCGGGGGGCCGTTGATTCAGGAACTCAGGGCGTTGGGAATCCCAGTCCAAGAGTTTTCTCCCAGTCGCGGTAACGACAAGATGGTGCGTGTCAACGCGGTTGCGGATTTGTTCAGCAGTGGTAAAGTCTGGGCACCTGACACACGCTGGGCACGAGAAGTAATTGAAGAGATGGCCGCGTTCCCAGTTGGGGAGCACGACGACTACGTGGACACGACAACACAGGCGCTGCTACGCTTTAGGCAAGGCGGCTTTATCAGTTTAGACACGGACGAAAAAGATGACCTTGCGATCTTTAACCGCCGGAAACACGAATACTACTAGGAACACACATGGCAACGAACATCGACAAAGCGCTGTACCAACAACCAATGGGCATTGACGCGCTGGGCGAACAAGAGTCCCCCCTTGAGATCGAGATCGTTGATCCCGAAGAAGTCACCATTGGTATGGACGGAATGGAGATTACCATCACGCCCGGAGAAGACGACGATGAAGAAGGCTTCAGTGATAACTTGGCCGAGTACATAAAAAGTGGTGCCTTGCAGTCGCTGGCGGGTGACTTGGTGTCTGACATTGACAACGACAAGAATGGCCGCAAGGATTGGGAGAAGACGTACGTCGATGGTCTGAAGTTGTTGGGCTTGCAGATTGAAGAGCGCACTGAACCTTGGAACGGCGCATGCGGCGTGTTCCACCCAATGATTACAGAAGCGGTTGTGCGCTTCCAAGCCGAGACAATCACTGAGACGTTCCCAGCCCAAGGGCCTGTGCGTAGCAAACTCATTGGCAAAGAAACGCCAGAGATGAAAGAAGTTGCGTCTAACGTTGAAGACGACATGAACTACGAGTTGACGGAAGTCATGACGGAGTACCGCGCTGAACACGAGCGCATGCTCTGGTCACTGCCAGCCACAGGCTCAGCGTTTAAGAAGGTGTACTACGATCCCAATTTGGGACGTCAGGTGTCGATGTTTATTCCTGCGGAAGATATGTATCTGCCGTACGGCACAACAGATCTGGATACTTGTTACCGTATCACGCACGTCATGCGCAAGACCAAGAACGAGATCATTAAGCTACAGCAAGTTGGCTTTTATCTTGACGTTGATTTGCCTGACGCGCCCAGAGACTTGACAGACATTCAGAAAGCCAAGGACAAAGAGACAGGCTTTAGTGACTTGAATGACGACCGCTACACGCTGTATGAGTGCCACGTTGACTTAAACCTTGAGGGTTACGAAGACGAAGACGACTCTGGTGAAGAGACCGGCATCATGTTGCCGTACGTTGTCACGTTGATTAAAGGCTCCAACGACATCCTGTCAATCCGCCGCAACTGGAAAGAAGATGATGACCTCAGACTCAAGCGCCAGCACTTCGTTCACTACCAATATATTCCGGGTTTTGGAGCTTACGGCTTCGGGCTTTTCCACCTTATCGGAGGCTTTGCTAAATCCGCTACATCCCTCATGCGACAACTTGTCGATGCAGGAACACTCAGCAACTTGCCCGGCGGACTCAAAACACGGGGCCTGCGAATTAAAGGCGACGACACGCCAATCGCACCCGGAGAGTTCCGTGACGTAGATGTTGGCTCGGGCACGATCCGTGACAACATTTTGCCGCTGCCATACAAGGAGCCAAGCGCTACGCTGTTTAACTTAATGCAGACCATCGTTGATGAGGGCCGCCGTTTTGCCGCGACTGCTGACATGAAGGTGTCGGACATGTCTGCGCAAGCCCCTGTGGGAACTACGCTTGCGTTGTTAGAAAGACAACTGAAAGTAATGACTGCGGTGCAGGCGCGTGTGCACTTTGCATTGAAGCAAGAGTTCAAACTCTTGAAGAACATCATCCGCGACTACACAGACGCTGACTACACGTACACACCCGAGTACGGCACTCGCAAAGCTAAGAAAGCCGACTATGACTTGGTGGACGTTATCCCCGTGTCAGACCCCAACGCTGCGACCATGTCTCAGCGCGTTATTCAGTACCAAGCCGTCATTCAGATGGCGCAGATGGCTCCAGACATTTACAACTTGCCCGAACTCCACCGCGGTATGTTGAACGTATTGGGTATCAAGAACGCTGAAAAGCTTGTACCAATTGAGGACGATCAGAAACCAATCGACCCAGTGCAGGAGAACCAGAATGCACTCAAAGGCAAACCACTGAAAGCGTTCTTGCACCAAGATCACGATTCTCACATTCAGGTGCACATGATGTTAATGCAAGACCCAATGATGCAGCAATTCATTGGCCAGAACCCACAGGCTCCTAGAATCATGGGTGCAATCACTGCGCACATTGCAGAACACGTTGGTTACAAAATGCGCCAGCAAATTGAGCAGCAGTTGGGTATGCCTTTGCCACCCGAAGACGAGAAGTTGCCACCGCAGATTGAGATTGCGTTGTCCGGCATGATGGCTCAAGCGGCTCAGCAAGTGTTGATGCAGAACCAAGCCAAGGCCGCGCAGATGCAGGCACAGCAACAGATGAAAGACCCAGTCTTGCAGATTCAAATGCAAGAGCTTCAAATTAAACAAGGCGAGCTAGAGTTAAAGAAACAAAAGATGATGATGGACGCTGCTGCCAAGGCCGACGCACAAGAGTTGCGAGAGCAAGAAGTCAGTGGCAAGCTGGAGTTGGATGCTCTAAGAGTTGGTGCACAAATCAACGAGAGCAAAAACAAAGCTCAGTTTGAGCAAGAACGTTCCGGAATACAGCTTGGTTCCGACATCGCAAAGAGTAAAGCCCAAATGGATTTACAAGCGCGTACTGCTGCGCTCTCAAACAGCAAACAACGTGAGCCTAAATCATGATTCAAGACTTCGTACGCGTATTACGTGAAAAAATACGCACTGACATGAACAACTACGCCGATGACTTGGCTGGTGGTTCGTGCCGTACTTTTGAAGAGTACCAAAAACTCTGCGGGATTATTCAGGGTCTAGCCCTTGCAGAGCGTTATCTACTTGACCTTGCGCAGAAAGTTGAAGAATCAGATGAGTGATATTGATTTAACCCCCGGTGCTTTTGCACTGCCTGAACCCATCCAGCCTCTGGATGCTCCTGAAACTACTGACGAGCTAAAAGCCACGCAACTCCCAATCCCCACAGGTTGGAAGATTCTTTGCGCCGTGCCAGACATCTCTGAACGTATCGACGGTACAAGTCTGGACTTAGTCCGGCCTATTGAGGGTATGCGTCTTGAAGAAACAGCAACCACTGTGTTGTTTGTTTTAAAAGTTGGCCCCGACGCGTACAACGACACCGCCAAGTTTCCTAACGGAGCATGGTGTAAAGAGGGCGACTTTGTGTTAGTACGTACTTACTCCGGCACAAGATTTAAGATATTTGGCAAGGAGTTCCGTCTCATCAACGACGACCAAGTTGATGCTGTTGTGCAAGACCCCCGCGGCTTAACCCGCGCTTGAAAGGAAGAATATGGCTGAACCGTACAAGTTCCCCGACGAAGTCGAGGACAAAAAGACTGCCGACGTCGAGTTTGAAATAGAAGGCGAAGGCGATATAGAGATTGAAATTGAAGACGATACCCCTGAACGTGACAGAGGCCGCAAGCCCCTAGACCGTGAAGTGCTGGATCCAACCGATGAAGAAATCGAGTCCTATTCTGACAAAGTCAAGGGACGCATTAAAGAGTTGACCCACGCCCGTCACGACGAGCGCCGTGTCAAAGAGGCAACAATGCGTGAGAAGCAAGAACTTGAGCGTCTTGCACAGCAGTTAATTGAAGAGAACAAACGCCTTAAACAAAACGTCTACACAGGACAGGAAGCTGTCATTGAAGGCGCTAAAGGTAAGGCCGAATCTGAGTTAAAAGAAGCTCGTAGCAAACTCAAAGCTGCACAGGAGTCTTTTGACACAGACGCCATCCTTGAAGCTCAAGAAGCTGTGATGGATGCAAAGATTCGTGCAGAACAAGTAAAAAATTATCGTCCTACCCCTTTACAGGAAGATAATTTTGAGGTACAAACGCAACAAGCCCAACCTTCAAGGGCCGAACCGGACGAAAAAACTCTGCGCTGGCAGGCAAAAAACCAGTGGTTTGGACAGCAAGGGTTTGAGGAATACACCAGCTACGCACTAGGGCTGCATCAGAAACTAGTCACAAACGGAGTGGATCCCCGCTCTGCTGAATATTTCGACCAAATTGATGGTCGCATGAAGTCAACTTTTCCGGATTTATTCGGGCAAGCAAATGACAAGCCAAGGTCTGGTGAGGTTCAAAAACGACCTACGACAGTGGTTGCCTCTGTATCTCGTTCTACGAGTGCAGGAAAAATTAGGCTAACTCAAACGCAAGTAGCGTTAGCGAAAAAATTTGGTTTAACCGCGCAGCAATACGCTGCTCAAGTAGCAAAGTTGGAGAACTGAAATGGCTGAAACAATTGACCGCTCAAATCGTGACAATAAGTCACGCGATAAATCTGCTCGTACGGTATACGTGCCGCCGAGCAACTTGCCCGATCCGACACCTGATCCAGATTACACGTTTCGCTGGGTAGCGACTCATGTGCTAGGTCAGCCATTAGCCAACAACGTGTCTTTACAGATGCGCGATGGTTATGAGCCGGTGAAAGCAGTGGATCATCCAGAATTGGCTTTGTTTGGTAACAACGCAAACGGCAATGTGGAAATTGGTGGGCTGATGCTTTGCAAAGCTCCCAAGGAACGCGTTGAAGCCCGCGCTGAGTATTACAACAAGCAAGCTCAAAACCAGATGGATTCAGTTGACAATCATTTCATGCGAAATAATGACCCTCGGATGCCCTTGTTTGCTGACCGCAAGTCAACAACAAGTCGCGGAACAGGATTTGGTTCTGGTTCTAAATAAACAGGAGTCTTTATGGCTTATCCTACAGTCTCGGCCCCTTACGGTCTAAAGCCTGTAAACCTAATAGGTGGACAGGTATTTGCGGGTTCAACCCGTCTGATGCAAATTGCGAGTGGCTACGCCACAGACATTTTCTATGGTGACTTGGTCAAACGTGTTGCAGCAGGAACAATCGAGAAGGATGCCGGTACAGCAACCGCCACTCCTTGCGGTATTTTCTTAGGTGTTCAGTTTACCAATGGTTCAACTGGTCAAGTCCAGCAACAACAGTTTTATCCAGCAAGTCAGGCTATCAAGTCTGGTACGCAGATTTTTGCTGTGGTCGCTGATGATCCTGACACGTTGTTTCAAGTTTCTGTAGTTTCCAGCGGAACGACTATTTCTGGTGTTGGCATTACCTCCATTGGAAATAACGCCGAGTTGGTACAGAACGCCGGTAGCACCACGACAGGTAACTCTGCCGTAGCTATTTTGGCGGCAACTGCAACAACCAATACTCTGCCTATTCGTATCATTGATGTAGTTCGGGACACCGCAACTGCTGCTGATAACTTCCCTGAAGTTATTGTCAAGATCAATGCGACTATGCATCAGTACAACAACGCCACTGGCATATAAGGAGCGTAAATCATGGCTATTTCACGCGCACAACTACTTAAAGAACTGCTCCCCGGCCTGAACGCTTTGTTCGGCTTGCAGTACGCTACTTACGGCGAAGAGCACAAAGAAATCTACGAAACAGAGAAATCTGAGCGTAGCTTTGAAGAAGAGACAAAACTGTCTGGCTTCTCTGCGGCTCCTGTCAAGAACGAGGGTTCTGCCATTGCTTATGACAATGCGCAAGAAGCGTTCACGGCTCGCTACAACCACGAAACCATTGCCTTGGGTTTTTCAATCACTGAAGAAGCGGTTGAAGACAACTTGTACGACAGCTTGTCTGCTCGCTACACCAAGGGTCTGGCTCGTGCTATGGCTTACACCAAGCAGGTTAAAGCTGCATCTGTCTTGAACAACGGCTTCTCGGCTGGCGTTTATGCTGGTGGTGATGGTGTTGCTCTGTTCTCTACAGCGCACCCCCTGATCTCTGGTGGTACCAACAGTAACCGTCCTTCAACCAACTCTGACTTGAATGAAACATCGTTGGAAAACGCTGTGATTCAGATCGCCGCTTGGACTGATGAGCGTGGCTTGTTGATCGCCGCTAAACCTAGAAAATTGGTTGTGCCTCCTGCACTTCAGTTCGTTGCTACTCGTTTGCTCGAGACTAACCTCCGTGTTGGTACCGCTGACAACGACATCAACGCGTTGAAGAACAACGGTTCAATCCCTGAAGGTTACACAATTAACCACTACCTGACAGACACCAATGCTTGGTTCTTGTGCACAGACGTTCCTAACGGCCTGAAGCACTTTGAGCGTATGGCCTTGACTACTGGCATGGACGGTGACTTTGATACAGGTAACGTTCGTTACAAAGCCCGTGAGCGTTACAGCTTTGGCTTTAGCGATCCATTGGGTGTCTTCGGTTCACCCGGTTCGACCTAATATTTCTTCGGAAATATTTGAAGGGGGCCTTGTGCCCCCTTTTTATTTGGTGTATATTGACCCCATTCCGGGCTTATCCGGTGCATTAGACAGTCCCGGCTGACGACATACAGACTGATGCACTTAACTTGTATGTAAGGAAAAATCATGGCACGCACTACGTTTCAAGGCCCAATTCGTTCATTGGGCGGCATTTATCAACAAGGCCCAGCGGCTGTTGTTGACATCACAACAAGCACCACATTAACCCCCGAAGCTCACGGCGGTCGTATCATTGCTGTTGGCGGTTCTTTAGCGGCTGCACTGACATTGACATTGCCCGCAATTAATGTTTCAGCTAACTCCACAACATCTGGCCCCGGTCAAGACCCAAGCACAGCCAATAACGAAGGCGTTGTTTACACAATCTGGGTTCCTACTACCATCTCTACAAGCTCTTTGAAGATTGGTACAGACGGCACTGATAAATACGTTGGCACAATTGTTATGAATGACGTTGATTCAGACGGAGCCGCTTTGGTTGGCTTTTCAGCCGCCGCTGCCAATGACTTTATTAACTTAAATGGCACTACCACTGGCGGTGTTGCCGGTTCATGGGTACAGATTGTTGCCATTGCTGCTAACAAGTACATGGTTACTGGCACGGTGTTAGGCACAGGCACTGTTGCCACACCATTCGCTAACTCCTAATCAACCCAAAGGGCTTAGGCCCCGTTTTTAAAGGAGATTGATTATGTCGATGCAAACGGATGTACAGGCAAGTGTCCCGCTAACTGCTACGGGGCAATTTACCAATCAAACACCCACTGCTCTTGCTAGAGCAAGGGTCAAAGCTGTTTATATGGTTCCGTCAGCCACGGCTGGTAGTGTGATATTTAAAGATGGCGGGTCAGGCGGCGCAACCGTTATGACGCTTAACACCGTGGCTTCTGCTACGCAACCTACGTATCTTATATTTCCGGGCGAGGGTGTTTTATTCAGCACCAATATTCATGGAACTGTGACGAACGTAACTTCGGTCACAATTTTTTATGGCTAAGTCTCCAGCATGGACTCGCAAAGAGGGCAAATCCGAGAAGGGTGGCTTGAACGCCAAGGGGCGGGCTTCGTACAACGCGGCCAACCCCGGGAAACCCGGATTGAAACGTCCTCAACCCGAGGGCGGCTCACGGCGCGACTCCTTCTGTGCAAGGATGAGTGGCATGAAGAAGAAGCTGACAAGCGCCAAGACTGCCAACGATCCAGATTCACGGATCAATAAGTCTTTGAGGGCATGGAACTGTAAGGACGGGGGCTATGTAACTGCGGCTGATGGCTGTGCCACCAAGGGCAAGACAAAAGGGCGAATGGTATGAACCAAGAGAACGTCGAAACCTTAAAGAATGTAGCGGATGGCGTTGCCGCTGTTACGGCTATTGGTACGGTAATGCAATTACTTCCTGCGGTTGCCGCACTGTTTACGATTGTGTGGACAGGCATGCGGATCACCGAGATGATTGCGGGTAAACCTTTTGCTGAGTTGATTCGCAGGAAAAAAGATTCTTCAAACGCGGAATAGAACCGCAAATTTTCTAAAGGTGGTGATACTATGGCAAGCAAAATGAATCCCGGCTTCATGGCAATGATGGCCAAGAAAAAAGGCGCTAGCAAAATGGCTGGTGGTGGTATGGCAATGGGCAAAGTTAAAACGGCTGCCCCTAGCAAAGACGGTGTTGCTACCAAGGGTAAAACCAAAGGTGCAATGATTAAGATGAACAAGGGCGGCAAAGCCTGCTAAGGAGTTAATCATGGCACGTAGAAATTTAGCTTCGCTCGCCGCTCTTGGCACATTGGGCTACATGTTGTCTAAAAAAGGCGACAAAGCAAGCGACAAAAAAAGCGATGACAAAGACGAGAAGTCAACGACCGCTGCGGCGGAGCGCCGCATAGCTGCTGATAAAGATGCTAGCGCAATACCAGAAAAATCAGAATCCCCCGTTATTTCAGATGAGACCATAAAGCGCAACACCAGCGGAATGGATGTGCAAGACGAAACCGGTATGGTTAATAAGCGTTTAAAGCGTAATCCAGAAACGGGTGAGTTATACGACACAGAAGTGACTGCGCCATCTAAGAAACCTGCGTCATCACCTGCTAAACCGGCTGTTAAGTCACGCCCTATGAGTGCGGCAGCAGAGTCAGCGTTTCAGGAAGCGAACATCAGCCCCACAACACGTGCCGAATATGATAGGGGAATTAGCAACGAGCCACGCGCTAATACCTATTACAAAAAAGGCGGCGCAGTCAAAGGCTATGCTTCCGGCGGTTCAGTGAGCTCCGCTTCCAAACGTGCAGATGGTATTGCCACTAAAGGCAAGACCCGCGGAAAGATGTGCTGACATCATGATGGCAAGCCGTGGTATGGGGGACATCTCCCCCTCTAAGATGCCCAAGGGCAAGAAGAAAGCCCGGCGGGACGACACTGACTTTACCCAGTATAAAGAGGGTGGGAAGGTCAAATCCAAAGTAAACGAAGCTGGTAACTACACCAAGCCCGGTTTACGTAAACGGATTTTTAACAGCGTCAAAGCTGCGGCAATTGTTGGTACTGGCGCAGGGCAATGGAGCGCGAGAAAAGCGCAAGTCATGGCTAAACGATACAAAGCCGCAGGTGGTGGCTACCGTGATTAAAAAACCGCAACAGTCCCTCAAAGACTGGGGCAAACAAGATTGGACAACCAAAAGTGGTAAAAAATCTTCTGACACTGGTGAACGATACCTTCCAAAAGCTGCGATCAAAAGTCTCAGCGCTAGTGAGTACGCTGCGACGACCAAAGCCAAGCGAGCCGGAAAAGCCGCCGGTAAACAATTCGTAGCACAACCTAAAACGATTGCAAAGAAAACGGCAGGATTTAGATGACCACTTCAGGAACCGCAGCGTTTAATCTTGACCTCACTGAGTTGGTTGAGGAAGCGTTTGAACGCGCCGGTTCGGAGTTGCGCACGGGCTACGACTTACGTACAGCACGTCGTTCATTGAACTTGATGTTTGCTGATTGGGCAAACCGTGGTGTCAATATGTGGACGTTTGAGCAGGGGACAATTAACCTGACTCCGGGTCTAAACAACTACGCACTGCCCGTAGATACGGTGGATCTACTGGAACATGTGATTCGCACGGGTGCGGGTAGCGCATCCACGCAGTCTGACCTAACCATCACGCGTATCAGTGTTTCTACGTACGCCACAATCCCCAACAAACTGCAACAAGCCCGCCCTATTCAGGTGTGGTATCAGCGTTTGGATGGCCAGACTTCTTCCATTGGCACCACGCTTAACGGCGGGATTACAGCTACGGCCACCACAATTACGTTAACTTCAGTAGTTGGATTACCCGCTACAGGGTTCTTGTTGATTGAAAACGAGACAGTGCAGTACGGTTACATTTCTGGCAACGTGCTTAATAACTGCTTCCGTGGGCAAAACGGCACGACTGCTGCAACGCATTTAACAGGTGTGGCTGTATTCACGCAGAATCTGCCCTCTGTGACCCTCTGGCCAACTCCAGACAACAGCGTAACGTATCAGTTTGTTTACTGGCGCATGCGCCGTATTGATGATGCTGGCGGGGGTGTACGCACGATGGACGTACCTTTCCGTTTTCTGCCCTGTATGGTGGCAGGTCTTGCCTATTACTTGGCTCTTAAGATTGAGAATGGCGCTGAACGTCTGCCCGTCTTGAAACAACAATACGATGAAGCTTGGCAGTTAGCCGCTGATGAAGATCGTGAGAAGGCTTCGGTTCGTTTTGTTCCGAGGCAAATGTTTATTGGCAGTGGTACGTAAATGGGCAATCGGTTTGCTTCTGGTAAAAACAGTATCGCCATGTGCGATAGATGCGGCCAACAGTTCAAATTGACGGCACTGCGTAAAGAGATACAGAAGACAAAGATTTATAATCTGCTTGTGTGCCCGCAGTGTTTTGATCCCGATCAGCCGCAGTTGTTGTTGGGTATGTATCCAGTGGATGATCCGCAGGCTGTGCGTAATCCCCGCAAGGACACAACGTACGTTACGGCAGGTGTTAACGCTGGTGGCAGTTTGACTGGCGGTTCGCGGGATATTCAGTGGGGTTGGAACCCTGTGGGTGGGGCCAGTAATTTTGATGTTGCTTTGACACAGAATTACTTGGTGGCAACAACAAATGTTGGTACAGTTACAGTAACAGTTACTTAGGAGTTAGTTATGAAAGACATGACACAAGACAAGAAGATGGTGAAGTCTGCCATTGGTAAACACGAGAAGAATATGCACCCCGGCAAAAAGCCCACAAAGCTTGCCAAGGGTGGTAAGACCAATGAGATGATGCTTCAGTATGGCCGCGGTATGGCTAAAGTTACAAATCAGGGGAAATAACATGGCCAAGATTAACAATCTACCTGCTTCTGCGTACGCCAAGCCCCACACCATGAGTGGTGCGCCTGTTGTTGCGTCTACAAACCCCGGCAATTCCCCAAACCGCAGTAAAGCCGACACCGTTAATATGTCTATTGGCAACATCAGCAAAGCGGCTGGTAACGAAACCACTAAGACATCCGGTATCGTCACCCGTGGTAACGGCGCGGCAACCAAAGGCACGATTGCCAGAGGCCCGATGGCATGAATTACACCGCACTCAGCAACGCGATCCAAGCGTACACGGAGAACACGGAAGCAGATTTCGTGGCTAATATCCCCGTGTTCGTTACGCAGGCTGAGCAGCGTATTTATAACTCGGTTCAGTTCCCCTCTATCCGCAAGAACGTGACAAGCACGATTGCGGTAAACACAAAGTATTTGGACTGCCCCCTTGACTTCTTGGCTGTGTACTCTATGGCGGTCATTGACGCTAGTGGTAACTACGAGTACTTACTTAACAAAGACGTTAATTTTATTCGTCAGGCATATCCACAGCCCACAGATACAGGCACACCTAAGTACTACGCACTGTTTGGCCCAACGGTATTAACTTCTGTAATTTATGACGAGCTTTCGTTCATAATTGGCCCGACAGCCGACGCAAGCTACGGTGTTGAGTTGCACTATTACTACTACCCAGAATCTATTACGGTTGCGGTAGATGGCCAAACATGGTTGGGTGATAACTTTGACACGGTGCTGTTGTACGCGTCTTTGGTTGAGGCTTACACCTACATGAAGGGTGAGGCCGACATGATGACACTATACAACCAGAAGTTTATGGAAGCTCTTGCATTGGCCAAGCGTTTGGGTGATGGTATGGAGCGTCAAGACGCGTACCGTTCTGGTCAGTTCCGTCAGAGGGTAACTTGATATGTCTATTATCCAGACCCAAACCACCAGTTTTAAGGCGCAGTTGTATCAAGGCATACACGACTTGACAACTGACGTTATTAAGATTGCTTTGTATACAGCCAGCGCGGATTTAAACGAAGACACGACTGTGTACAGTGCGACTAACGAAATAGCTAACACAGGCACTTACTCTGCTGGCGGGGCGCAGTTAACACCGATTACGGTGTCGTCTTCAGGATACACCGCCTATGTGGGCTTCCCAAACATCTCTTGGACAGGCGCAATCACCGCAAGATGCGCGTTGATTTACAACGCCACCCAAGGTAACAAGTCGGTAGCTGTGTTGGACTTTGGGTCTGACAAAACATCTGTTACTACGTTTACAATCACAATGCCAGCCAACACCGCTACGGCGGCTCTTATTAGGAGTTCAAATTGATTACCACAACCAAAGGTGATATGGACGAATCATTGCTTGAAAAGCGTGAAGGTTCATTGGATAATGACAACGAAACAACCACATGGGTGGAGTATTGGTTGGACGGCGAACTTGTCCACCGTTCGGCGCATGTTCAGTTAAAGCAAACAGTCACACTCTCGGCTGAAGCCGCGTCTCTTACATAAGGAAATATCATGGCAAATACACAAGCAATGTGCACTTCGTTTATGGGGCAACTGCTCAATGGCGGGCATCAATTTGGAGCAATTACGCTTGTTTCGCGCGCCAGTTTGACTTCGCCCACTGTTGATACGTTTAAAGCGGCTTTGTATTTAACTTCTGCTACGGTGAACGCAAGTACTACCGCATACAGTGCTTCTAATGAAGTGTCGGGTACAGGTTATACCGCTGGTGGCGTAACGATTACAGGTTCTCCTGCATGGAATGCCCCAACTGCTACTAATACCTCTACAACCGCTGGCACTGCATTTACAACGCCTACGGCTTCGATTACGTACACAACCGTGACTTTGACAACTGCGTTTGACGCATTGTTGATTTATAACTCCACGCAAGGCAATACGGCTGTCAGTGTTCATACCTTTGGTTCTCAAACAATTACCGCTGGTACGTTCACACTGACTATGCCTGCTAATACCACTGCTGCTGCGTTGTTGCGTATCGCTACATCTTAAAGGTAGTATATGTCTGTCGCATGGGGTTCCGAAACATGGGGCAACGGCGCATGGGGTACTAACGACGTTAGTTTGGCGCTTACGGGAGTCAGTGCGACAGGTTTAAATGGTATACCTTGGGGTGGCGATGCTTGGGGTGACGGAGTTTGGGGCGGTACTAACGTAGGGTTTGGTTACGGCTTTGCAATTACTGGCGTAGGCGCTACGGGCGAGGTTGGTAGTGTTTCAACCGGTGGCCTGTCATTTGCGCTAACAGGGGTAGCAGCTTCTGGTGAAGTTGGGTCTGTAGTAAATGCGGTTACTAAAGCGCTGTCAGGCATTGGGGCAATTGGGGATGTAAGTACAGTTGTAGCTGCAAACACTTTAGGAATAACAGGTAACGTTGCGCAAGGTTTTGTTGGTGGGCCAATTGTGCCGCTAAACTCTAACCAAGCGTTGGCTTCTGTTGGAACCGTAGGCTACGTAATAGCGGTTGGATTGTCTGGCATAGGTTCAACAGGCGCTGTAGGAACAATGGGCACGCCTAGGACGTTTGGTTTGACGGGCAACGGGGCAACAGGCAGTGTTGGAAGTGTAGTGGCTGTTTACTGGAAATTAATTGATGACAAACAGTCAACAGTTTGGCAGAATATAAATACTTCGTAAGGAACGAACATGGCAGCAACGACAGGACAACTAGGGTTATTAACCCCAACGCAGGGCACGCTCTCGGGTACGTGGGGCGATACTGTTAATAACGGTATTACTGAATATACCAACTTGGCTATTGCAGCTACGCTGACACTGACAGGTGATGGCGCAGTAACTCTTGCAAATACTACAGGTAGCGCCAGTGCTTCCAACATCACGTCTACATTGGCGGGTGCGGGTACAGTTACAGCCCAACACGCGGTTGTTCGTGTATCGGGTGCGTTGACTACAACCAAGGTCATTACAGCCCCAAGCTACAGCAAAACTTACGTTGTAATTAACGATGCTACAGGCGGCTCAGTCACAATCAAAGCAAGTGGCCAGACAGGTGTCACGGTTGCTGTAGCTGACAAAGCATTGGTAGCGTTTAACGGTACAGACTACGTGCGCGTAGGCGCATCGGCTGGCGGTTCTGATACACAGGTTCAGTTTAACAGTACTGGTAACTTGGCAGGTTCTGCCAATATGACGTTTAACGGGACTATCTTAACTGCGGCAGGTTTATCTGGCCCATTAAATGGTTCTGTTGGTGCAACCACACCAAGCACAGTTGTAGCTACGCAGGTCAACGTCACTGCACAGGGCGATGTTCGCTTTGAAGATACAACAGGTGGTCAGTATGTAGCGCTTCAAGCTCCCAGCACGGTTGCTACTAATGTAACGTTTACACTACCCGGTGTAGACGGCGCAGCTGGTCAGGCCATTGTTACAGATGGTACTGGTAATCTTTCTTTCGCGGCAGCAGGCGTATCGCAGGCTAAAGTTACCGCAATCGCAATGGTCTTCGGATTCTAAGGAGTTAAACATGGCAAATCCAAATCTTTTCGCCGCGACCACAGCGTCAGGCACAACAACGTATCTCACACCTAGCGCTATAACTGCGGTAATCTTGGTGGCTAACACCTCTACAAGCGGTCAGGTCTTTAAGATCAATCAGATCGTTGCGGCCAACGTGAACGGCACTTCTGCGGTAGATACTACGGTATCTATTTATGTTGGGTCATCTGTTACTACGCAAGGCTCTGCCCCCGCAAGCGGTACAGCTTATCCGGTTGTATCTACAGTGTCTGTCCCTGCTGATGCTTCACTTATTGTTGTGGATAAAACAACAGCCATTTATTTGATGGAAAACCAATTAATTTCAGTGACATCTGGCACAGCCAGCGGCATCACATACAGCATCTCGTACGAAGTCATTTCCTGATCGGGGTAGAAGATGTCCCAACGCTATCCCGGCGGGTTTATTACCGCTTCCTATAACGGGTTGAAATTACCTGATGCGCCTACTATTGGCGCGGCTACACAAGCCAGTTCTACATCGGTATCTGTAACCTTTACTGCGCCTAATCAGGGCGGCGGAGCCATTACAGGTTATACAGTCACTTCATCACCCGGTGGAATTACAGGTACTGGTGCATCTTCTCCTATTACAGTTTCAGGTTTGTCAACTGGCACGGCGTATACATTTACAGTTACGGCTACAAACTCTTTTGGTACAGGCCCAGCAAGTGCGGCATCTAACAGCGTGACTCCTGTTAGCTACTACACAACAGATTTTTACTTAGTACAAGCTGGCGGCGGAGGTGGTGGTAATGGCGATGGCGGTGGCGCGGCTGGCGCGGGTGGTCTTGTAATTTACAATAATTTTACTTTTACTGCTACAAGTTATTCAGTATCAATAGGCGGTGGCGGTACTTCTCCTGTGTCTCCCACCGCCTCCACGGCTGGAACTCTGTCAAGTTTTGCACATGGCGCGGGTACATCTACTGCTGTTGGTGGTGGTAGAGGCGGTAATAATTCTGAAGGTGGTGCTATTCTAAGTGGTGGTTCCGTAGGTTCTGCTGGTTCATCAGGAGCACCTCCGGCTACTGGCACTGTAACACAAGCTAATCCTAGCGGCGGAGGTATCGGGTATGGAAATATACAAGGTACTTTGAATTTCAGCCCGTATCGTCCCGGTGGTGGCGGTGGCGCTGGCGCGGCAGGTCAAAATGGTAACGTCAATGCAAATGGTTCTGGCAATGGTGGTGCAGGCATAGAATGGCCTGCGGGTTCTGGTATTTATTACGGCGGAGGCGGAGGAGGAGGACGACATTCTTCTGCGGCTAACTTTGGTTTAGGCGGTACAGGCGGCGGAGGTAATGGCGGAAACACTGGTAGCGGCTCTGCGGGAACTGCAAACACAGGTGGAGGCGGTGGTGGGTGTGGCATTAACGGTGCTAATGCTGGCGGCAATGGCGGTTCAGGTGTTGTTGTTATTTCTTGCCCATCCACGTTTACTGTCTCTCAATCAGGATTAACAATGACGACAGTAACAGAGGGTAGCAAAAAGGTAACAATTATTACTGCTGGTACTGGTACATTTATTTTGTCATAGGATAAATAATGCCTAATTATTCAGGAATTTGGACATCAAGACAGCAAATGCAAGCTACTGCGGCTAGCACTTGGCCTGCGCCTCCCGGTGCTCCCACTATTGGCACGGCTACACAAGCTAGTCCTACATCGGTATCTGTAACTTTTACAGCGCCAAGCAACTTGGGTATTCCAGCAACAATTACAGGTTATACAGTTACATCAAGCCCCGGTGGAATTACGGGTACAGGCGCATCTTCACCAATTACGGTTTCTGGTTTGTCATCTGGTACGGCTTATACATTTACCGTAACCGCAACAAACGCAAGTGGGACTGGCTCTGCAAGCGCGGCATCTAACAGTGTGACACCTGATATTCCAGATTGGTATGTAGTACAGGCTGGCGGCGGTGGTGGTGGTGCTAACGATGGCGGTGGCGCGGGTGGTGCTGGCGGTTTAGTAATTTACAATAGCTTTACCTTTACTGCGGCAAGTTATGCGGTAACAGTTGGCGGTGGTGGCCCGGGTTCTACCGCTGGGTCAAATTCAAGTTTTGCACATGGTGCTGGAACATCTACTGCTTCTGGTGGCGGTAGAGGCAGTGATAATTCTCAAGGTGGGGCTGGACTGATAAGTGGTGGCTCTATGGGTTCCGGTGGTGCAAACGGCTTCCCTACTGGTTCTGTGACACAAGCCAACCCTAGCGGTGGCGGTATTGGGTATGGAAACGTTGAAGGTTCTCAGGCGGCAACATACCGAATCGGTGGTGGCGGTGGCGCGGGTGCGGCAGGTCAGAACGGTAGTGCAACTCCAAATAGTTCTGCTAATGGTGGTGTAGGTATAGAGTGGCCCGCATCTAGTGGCACTTACTACGGCGGTGGTGGAGGTGGCGGTCGTCACAGTGCGAATGCCTATGGAGGCACGGGCGGCACAGGTGGGGGCGGTAATGGTGGAGATACCGGCAGTGGTTTTGCTGGAACTGCAAATACAGGCGGTGGCGGTGGTGGGTGTGGTCTTGTTGGAGTTGGTGGTGCTGGCGGTTCAGGTGTTGTTGTTATTTCCTGCCCAGCAACCTTTACTGTTTCTCAATCAGGATTAACAATGTCCACGGTAACGGTTGGCAGCAAAAAAGTCACGACCATTACCGCTGGTAGCGGTACATTTATTTTGTCATAGGAGAAATCATGGCGCATTACGCATTTTTAGATTCAAACAATCTTGTTACAGAAGTCATCGTTGGCAAAAACGAGGGCGAAGACGGTATTGATTGGGAGCAGTGGTACGGCGAGTTCCGTGGTCAAATGTGTAAACGCACAAGTTACAACACTTATGGTGGCGTTCACAGCAACGGCGGCATACCTTATCGTAAGAATTACGCTGGTATGGGCTACACATACGATGCAGGCCGCGATGCTTTTATTGCACCCAAGCCATTTGCATCTTGGGTTCTTGATGAAGCCAAATGTATTTGGAACGCCCCAACACCCATGCCAATTGAGGCGGGTAAATTTTATCGCTGGGACGAGCCAACAACTTCATGGGTTGAGGTAACAAATGTCTAAGCAGTATCCGGGTGGTTTAATTACTAAGACACCCGTAGTGCCTAGTGGCCCGTACCAAACAAGCACAGCTTCAGGTATTTGGACGCTTGACCAACAAGCCGCGTATGCCAAACTAGGACAATGGCCCACAGCGGGTAATGTTGCTCCTCCATCATCAGTCAATTACCTTGTTATTGCTGGCGGTGGCGGTGGTGGTTCAGGAACGGCTGGAACATATTGGTATGACGGAGGCGGCGGTGGTGGCGCAGGTGGTTACAGGACAGGCGCATCTTTTGCTATTGGCGCATCATTTACTGTAACAGTTGGTGCTGGTGGCACAGTAAATCAAACTGGCGGTAGTTTTGGAGGGCAAGGGTTTAATTCTGTTTTTTCTTCTATTACATCTACTGGCGGTGGCGGTGGCAGTAATGGTGCAACACAACCATACACAGTAGGTTCTGGCGGTTCTGGCGGAGGCGGCACAAATGGCAATGGTGGTGGCTCTGGCAACTCCCCATCCACATCTCCATCTCAAGGAAATAATGGCGGTACTGGGGGCAGTCAATCTGGAGGCGGTGGAGGTGGTGCTGGTGCTGTTGGCTCAACTTCAGGTAGCGCAGTAGGCGCAGCAGGTGGAGCAGGAACGGCATCAAGCATTACTGGAACATCCGTAACCAGAGGTGGCGGTGGCGGTGGCGGTGGTTCAAGTAATGGAGGGTCGTATGCTGGTGGTGCTGGAGGTTCTGGCGGTGGTGGTACGGGCGGCACATCACCCAATAGTAGTGGAACTGCGGGAACTGTAAATACAGGCGGAGGAGGTGGTGCGGCATCTGGCACAAGTTCGCAAGTTGCTTTAAATGGAAGTGCTGGTGGTTCAGGCGTAGTTATTATTTCTTACTCATCAACATTTGCTAATTTAACATCTATTGATGTTGGCTTAAATTACACCCTGACAACTTCTGGCGGTAACACCATTTATACGTTTACCTCTGGCACAGGAACCGTGACGGTCTAGCCATGTGGGACTGGGCTGAAGCATTCATTGCGGCGGCCTGTATAGTGGCCTTCGTCATCTATGGCACGTACATAATTGCATGGAGTATGGTGTGATAAATGCGTTGGCTCATTCTGTTACTACTGTTGGGGCTAGTTGGAGCCGTAGCCAAGAACGGATGCCATGTGCGCGAGTTCTGGTCAATTGCTTGGACAATCCACAACCCTTCAGAGCGCCATCAGCAGATGTCCGTGTGGCTAACAAACAATGCAAAGTTTTGCCGAAGCCAAGATTATGTGGCGATATGGAACAACTTGTCAGAGTGGGCTGGCGCGGCGGATTCAGCAGAACTCAGAACTAAAGTCATTCATGGATACAAAGATGCACTTGAGCGAGAGAAGAAATGAAGATCAGCTACGACAAGTGGTATCCGATTGTCCAGCCCCAAGCCAATGTGCAGACAGAAGCGTTTGCCAAGCGGGTAGAGAAGCTGGACGCTGAACGTGCGGTGCAGGTACAGGTGGACAAGCAGGTAAAGAAGTTTCACCAGTATGAGTACGAGATTTATGAATACAGGATGCGGCAGATAACGGTAAACATTGACATCACAAACCTTAAACGCGAGATTGACAAACTTGTATGACCAGAAAACCACCACCCAGACCAGTCAGGAAACCTGCGCCGGACACCAAGGACAAGCTGACGCTGTGGGTCACCCTTATGGTAAGCACGACCCTGTGCATCTCTGTATTGGCTATGGTAATCAGCTTCATGTTAGGTTTGTGGGCCAAGGAAGTGGACAACGCAGAAATATTTAAGATGATTTCACCCGCTTTTTCTACTCTTATCGGCGGCATGATTGGATTCCTGTCTGGTATCAAACTCATGCAAAATGACGACAAATCAAAAACTTGTAAGGACTAATTATGTTTGAAGTATTTGGTGGAATATTGGGTGGGGCGCTAGGCGGTATTTTTCGCTTGGCTCCAGAAGTTCTCAAGTTCTTTGACAAGAAGAACGAGCGCATGCACGAGATGGCAATGTTCT